CATACCTTCATCAGTTTTAAACCAATGAGCTAACGCGGTATATGGATGCTCGTCAAATGGTATTGTCATTATTTTTCTACCATTAGATCCCCATAAAAAGTTTCTTTGATCCGTAGACAATCTTAGTACACCAGCCTCAACAGCTTTAATACCAAAGTTTCTTAATATAACGTTTTCATCATCTGCTAATTCTAAGAACAGTTTAGGATTAGTACGAGCAAACACTAGTAAATCTCTTTTAACTTCCTTAGAACTCATTTCTGATACCTCAGAACCTTTCTCTACACGCATAATAGCTTCAGCCGTGTCTATATCTAAATTTCTAGCAGCTATTAAAGCATCTACCTGTATATTTAAAACATCTATTTCTTCAGCTGCAATAGCAGATGGTTTAAACTCATAATATAAAGTATCTTTATCTGGGTGATACAAAGACAATAGTTTTTGTAGAACAGTTTTTTCTTTTTCTACAAATAAACTTCCTGATCTAAATACAATGTGAGATAGTCTTTGGTCTCCTTTCATTTCGTCTACAAAAGATGTTGTTTGGTTTTGACAATACTTAAGCTCTCTTTCATAACCTTTTTCTTTATCAAACCAATAAATGTTAGCTGCTTTTATTGATCTTGATATTGGTTTGTTATTACCGGTTAAGTAATATACACGATCTTTTATTTCCCACTCGTTAGTAGGTTTTAATCTTTCTGTTGTGGTTGGTTCTTCTATATATGTTTCTTCAACCATTGTTTCTTGTAATTGAGGTTCTTCTACCTCAACTTTTTTTGTTTTCTTTGCCATAATATAATATATAATAAAATTAATAAAAATAAAGGGTCGAGGCCGAAGCCCCGACTCTTTAAAATAATTGTGCTTACTTCATCAACATAAAGTTGTTAGCACCTTGTGTAACTAAACATCTTTCAGTTAAGAAGTGCATTTGCATCGCGTCAAGCGCTGATGTAGCTGCACCAACAGAACCAGTAACCCATGATTTCATTTTTCTATCATCAGTTTGTGAAGCTCTGTATCTAACATGTAAGAAAGGACGTTTAAGGTTCTTTCCTAATGATTGATCATAAACAGTAGACGTACCAGCTGGAACCATAATACCTCTGATAGCGTTAGCGCCAGCAGTAGCATTAATACCACCTCTTGTAGCTTTGTCGTTTAAGTATCTAAAGTCAGACTTGTAGAAATCGTAAGATCCACGTCTGAAACCAGAGAAACCTAAGTTTAATGCCATATCTTCAGAGTTGTCGAACACTCCGTAAGAAGTACCACCAGCTCCGTAAGAATTCATAGAAGCTAACATGTCATCTATAGCAAGAGAAGTTCCTCTATTTACAAACATCATGTTTTCTTCAATAGCACCTTGAGAATCAAACTCAGCTAAGATGTCATCGAACTCAGCTAAATCAGTAGCTGCGCTAACACCTTGAATACCAGAAGTAATATTACCTCTTGATTCAATAGCAGCGAATAAACCTTCAGTACCAACATCAGTAGCGGCAGCTGATCCGTTTAACCAAGCAGAACCATCTAAGTCAGAAGTACTATCTGTTTTTTCTGCTTCAAGCATTGCCATTTCAATATAGTCATTAAAACGAGCTCTAGTATCAGACTCAGCTTTTAAGTACCATAAGTAACCTGATTTACCATCTTCAGAAGCAACTTCAACCCAACCAATTCTTGAAACGTCAGATCCAGATACTTCGTAGTAATCTTTCATTATAATTGGTTTGTTAGAGAACGTAGTGAAGTCTGGCTCGTTAGCACCTCTAGTATCAACTTGAGTTCCAGTACTTGTTCTGTAGCTATCTGCTTTACCGAATTCAGAACCAAAAACTAATATAGTTGATAACCCAGCTCCAGGTCCATTTTGTAAATCAACTCTACCGTTGTTGTAAGGAGCTACGTCTATAGTTGTTGCACCTACAGCACCAACTAAACATTTAACAACTCCGTTTACAGAGTCAGAAACGATAATCATATCGTTAACTCTTATAGAGTGACCAGCAGCGTTTAATGCTCTACCATCAATGTCAGTAGTAAGTGTAATTCGTGAAGACGCACCACCCGCAGCTCCCATAACTACACCACCTGCTGTAGCTACAGTTCCTTTATAAGATAAGTGTAATCTACCTTGCTCTGACCAAATAACTTGATCAGCAGTCATAGATTCTTCAGCCCCAACTTGAGATAAGAAACCTGAAATAGTTCTAGGTCCGAAAACCTCAGCTTCTTTCTCCATTAGGTCTGGTACATATTGTTGTCCCCAACCGCCTGCGCCGTTAAGGTCTAAGTAATTTGTTGCTAGCGTTTGCTTAAAAGGAGCAGGAACGCTATTTAACAAAGCACCAGGATTTGATATTGCCATAATTTTGTTTTTTTAAATTTTTATTTGTTTTTATTTCTAATTTTAAACTTAAAGTCTTCAGTAGTGTCGCCAAGCACTCTTACTTTAATTCCACCAGATTCAATTTCACTATGTCCTTGTCTAGGTGTCATATCAACATTTTTAGCTTTTTCAATACTATCTTTCATAGCATCGGCTTTTCCTTGTTCATAAAAGTGATTAGCTATAGCATCGGCATTGGTAGCTGTGTATAAAGATTTGTGAAACTCTTTAGCATCTTTGAGGTGATTGTTTTTATCCAAAAACTTTTTGAAAAAATTATCACTATTGCTCTGAGCTTCCTTTACAGAATCTACATCTTTTACATTAAACCTAAACTTTTTGTCTCCAACGTTGTATTCAAAACCTTTGAATTTTTCGTTAAAAAGACTGCTTGTTTTGTTTTCAAAAGTAGATCGCTGAGCCTTTGTTTTTGCTTCATTTTCTTTTGACTCTTTGTTATATCTATTAAAGAAATCCATAGCTTTCTGCTGCTCAGTTGTGAGTTTACTTCCAGCTTTAATTTCTTCATAGTATTTGGACTTTTGCCCGTCCAAGTGGCTTTTAGCGTTGGCAACTTGCTCTTTTAACGCTAGTTTTTTTCTTCGTATATCTCTATCTTCGTCGACTTCTTCGTCGTAAGAGAATTGATCTTCCATAAGGAAGTTAATTTCTTCATTATTTAAATGAGGTTTTGTTTGTGAATAATATTCATAAAGTAAACTTTTATCATCTAAGTCACTATAATCTCTATTAAGTTTAACATAATCATTTATATCTCCACCTGTTTCGCTCATAAAGTCTACGAGCTTTTGTATATTTTCAGGTAAAGGTTCTCCTGTTGTTTCGGCTTCAGTTACTGCCTCATCAATTTGCTCAGCTACTTCTTCAACTTCTTCATCAGTAACTTCTTCTATTGCTGGAGTTTCTTGTGCTTCTGTTTCCGGCTGTACTTCTTCTTGTTCTTGTGGGGCGTTGGCATTTTCAGACTCTGCAACCACTCCGCTGTCGTCAGCGTTGTCTTTTTTAGTTTCATTTTCTTCTGGTTTTATTGGTTTAGTTAAATCAACCTTAGTTATAGACTCTTCTTCAATAACAGGTTTTGCTTTCATTTTTTCTTTAACCTCAGTAATATTTCCTTTTGTTTCTTTACCTTTTGGTTGTTGTTCTTTTACTTTTAATTTTCCAACCTCGTTGTCAACGATTGGTTTTTCTTTTTTTGCCATAATATAATATAATAATAGTTAATAATTTACTCCATGCTTACTGGACCTAAATCAAAGCTACTGCTGTTTAAAGCTTGGCCGCTTTCAAAATTTTTAGGTGGTTTTCCAGTTTGCCTTTGATCAATCATCTCGCTTTGTTGAGACGCTTGAATCTTTGTTCTTTCATCTTTACGATCTTCTTTTTCTTTCTCTCTTAATTGTACACCTTGAACCTCCATGCCTTTTAGTTGCATATTCATTTGGTGTTCAAATAATAATATTTCTTTTTTCATTTGATGATCTGAGTTTGATTTTTTAAAATCAAGCTCTGCTTTTATTTGTTCTAATTGAGCTTGTGATTGCATCATCATTTGGTTTTTTTGCATTTCAGCTTGAGCCTGTGCTTGAGCGGTTTGTTGCTGAGCTTGAGATTGAGCTTGTATATTTTGTTGTTGTAATTGCTGATCTCTATCTTGTTTTTTCTTTCTTCTTATTTTCAACAACTGATTAGCAAACTTAATATTGTTAACATTTCTAAGGTCAATAGCATCTTCAAGCTCTATACTTTGTTGTTGCAATGCCATTTGTATATTATTTTCTAGCATCATTTTTTCTTCATCATCAGGTAATAGCTCTATAAATATACCAAAGTCATACAAATGTAACTCAGACATTTCTTCTAAAGTCGCAACGTTGTGAGCTCCTATAGCTTGAATGAAAGCATCTTTAGTAGGTGAATACTCTATAATATCAGATATTCTAAGAGATAAACACTCACATGTTTCAGATGTTAAAAATAAACCAGCGTCTAATATATGTCTTGTTGCTGTGTTACTATTTGCGGCTGCTAATTTTTGCACGCCTACCAAAGCGTTTTTATCTGGCATACTACCATCTCTAGCCTCATTAAGACCAGTTACATCTCTTATCATTTGCAGATAATAGTTATAATTACCTATAAGAGCTTGCATTTTTTGACCACCGCTACCACTAGATATTTCTTGAATAGGTATCTTACCTGGATTCATATCACCATCAGAAGTAAAACTCCTTCCAATAACAGAACCTGTTTGGAAGAACATGTTTAAAGCTTCCTGTGGATTGTAGTTAGTTCCATTACCTAAATCAACCTCTGCTAAACCATCCGCATCTAAGTAAACACCATCAGGCACCATACGTGACATTACTTGTTGTAACTTTAAATGTGTTAACTGTATCATATCAGCAAAACCAGTAATTCTACTAACTATAGATTCAATTTTACCGTTGTACATTCTAGGCGCAACAATAGCATAGTTCATTTTAACTTTAGTATAATCACTTTTAGGTCTTATCATGTTTCTTGACATTTCCCATTTAAGTAATTTTTCAGAACCAAGAACCATAGCGCCATCAAACAAACATTCTATAGTTCTAGAAATTCTACTATAACTACCTTCTTTATTTTGTGGTGGATTATAATTATCGTCTTTGTTTATTATTTTATCAGCTCCAGTGCCAGTTTCTTTTACCTTATAAACTTCATTCATGTAAGTTTTAAAATTAAAATATAAAACTTGAACTTTGTTATTATCGTTCTCTTGATTTGAGTGTCTAATAGAACTATTGTTTCTATTAAAAGTTCTTTTTCTAACTACTTCTTGTAAATCTTCTTCTGTTAAATGTGGAAATTGTTTTGCTAATTCATTTATAGGTAGTTCTTTAACCTCACCAACATAATATATATCTTCAAAATAAGGAGAGTCAGAATGTGAATACACTAGGTCTGCTGGATCAACATAATCTATTACAACACCTTCAGATGTGTTAAATGAAGTTTTTACAGCACCAATACCTAAAACCGCTAAATCATAATAAAAACGTTTTTGTACTAAATCGTAATTATTGCCTCGCATTAAAACGTTTAAAGCTTGTTCCTCTGCTATTTCTACAGCTTGTTTGTATGTTAGCTGCATGTGTAGTTTTAATTCCTCTTCTGTTTCTGGTATTTTATCAGGATCATTTTCTTCTAAAGAAATACCAAAAGCTTGACTAGCTGCTTTATTAAATTCTTTTGACCTCATGTCTCTTAATAAAGATTCCATGTATTCTGTTCTTTTTTCAACACCAAATGGATCTTGAGAATAAGCTTTTATATCGTACATTCTGTTTGTCATACCATTTACCACGATATCAACAAATTTAGAAATTATTGGAACTGGTGTCCAGTCTAAATTTAAGTAAGACAAGTCACCGTTTATAGATAGTTCGTCTTTATATTTTTGTGTAGATTGTTCTCCTCTAGCATATAATCTTAAATTATGAAAATTATTGCTACTGGTTTTATGTCTATTGTGTGTTTTGTCATTATTAAACCATTCAGCCGCTATAGCTTTTCCAACTTTTAAACCATAGTCGTGGCTCAACTTTTCAGCATCGCTAACGGTTTGACTTGGAAAAAAACTTCTAATACCAGAGTGTGCCATACTTATTTTTTAATTATTCTTGAATTATTTCCAGCGTTACTATATTTGGAAATATTTATATTTAACTTTGGTTTTTCAACCTTAGCATTTGGTGCGTATAAATGCCTGTTGTTAGCCATAATAGATAATCCAG